CCGGCACCATGCGCCGTGAAGGGTATTCATCACATACTGGTGCGAGGTTGTGTCCTCATCTACCGGCACATTGACGATGCACATATTGCCCTTGGGATAAACGCAAACATTCCATCCGTCATTGTCGCCGTAGTCCTTGTGCGCGCCCGTGAACGTGTTCTGAATGCGACCTGTAAGCGCGACGTTATCAAGGGACGCACGATCAACCACCATGGCCTTGGACAACGGCAATAAACCGGAAGTCGTCAAAATCCCCAAATCGCCCGCGATTTTTACAAGGCAGCGATACCCAATTGGGGGCGCGACGTTATAAACGCCGACTAAGGCCCATGCGTTTACGTCGGAAGGGTCCGAACCCTGATAGACAATGACCTGACCCTTGCTTGTGACGAATACGGCGTGATCGTCGGGGCCGGAACCGCCGTCAAGGGTTAGCGTCCCCATGGCGACAATGTTGCCGCCCATGCTCATGACGCCGCCAAGCTCGAACGATGTGGCTGCGCCCGCGATGCTATCGACCGGCAGATACCAGATTTTTGTAGAATTGACCTGTACGAAATACAGCCGCGACTTGAACACGTTCACATTGATAAACGTGCTTTCATCAACGCCCGTGATAGCCGGGTTAGACCATGCCGACCCGTCAAACATGTTGGGCAAATCAGCCCCATTGACCGTGTAGAGATACGATCCGCCCGAGGTTGTGAAGTTCACAAACTGCAAGCGCGCCTGCGTCAGGCTTGCAACGGTTGTCGCGGATGCCGATGATGCGGACACGTTATAGATTGTGTTGTCCGAAACGCCGAAAAGCTTGTCATTCCCCGTGTTTGGCGCGTGATACGCCATGAGGGTTTTGACAGGAACCGTCTTGGCCGTCGTGCTATGAAGCGACCATCCCCGGCGCAATTCGACATAGGCGGGCTGCGGAAACCAGTTATCCATGATGACCGCGCGGCGCGGGGACATGTCCGCAAGCGAGCTTTCATCATCCCAGCCTTCGACCGGCGCAGGCATGGAAGCGCCGACCGATGTTCCGGCCCGGCTTTTGTTCTGGCGCAGCGGGGCTAGAAGCATTACGGCGTGACCGTGTAATGAGCCGGGCGGCCCATCTTCGCTATATCCGCCCGCGATGTTTCGGAAATCTGGATTGTCGGGCTTCCTCCGTCCACGCCCGCCGCGCGCTGGCGTTCAAACTGGTATGAGCGGAACGCCTCGGAATAATCAAACCCTTTAGCCTGCTTCCAACGCCAGACAAGGCCAAGCGTCACAAGCCTTTCTGGCACAAGCGCGCGGTCTGTATCAGCCGACCAACGCGCTTTTCGCGTTGATCCATCGTTTGCAAGTATCCAAAACTCGGAACGATATTCCGTAGTCACGATTTCGCCGCTCGCGAGTGCGGGCCATATCTCGATCTGATCGCCAAACAAGCGCCAGACCGACTCTGGCGGGTCCGTCTCTTGTGCCTTGAGTGCAACAAGTTCTTGGTCTGAAACAAGCGGCAGAAGCTCCCCCGCCGACTGGTCAGACCAAAGGATTTCACCTGACATGAAGCGATCAAAGTCCTCGGGCAAATCCCAAAGCGTTGTGGAGCCATCCCCCGTCAAGATTGCTGAGACTTTAAGCGAGCGCCAATCGTGAAAACGAGAAAGCTCATCACCTTCGACTTGAGACAAAGCGACAAATTGCGCCACAGTCGAATCATTGACACCATAAGCCTGACTTACAGACGAAAGACCACATAAAGCCATGGCGTCTTGTACGATTGTCAAAAGTGACATGATAATATCCTATGTCGCTGGCGTCACGGTGCTGTGATATACGGTGCACCAAGTTCCGGGCGAACCTGAAACCGTGCAAACATAACCAGCTATAATCATATTGTTTGCATCAGGCTGCGTTGCTGAAACGCCGCGCGCGGCAAGGTAATCGCCCTTAAACCACGTCCCCGATGCAGGAGCGCCCGTTGCTGCGTCTTGCCCGCCTTCTAATGTTAAAAGTGCGTCGTATAGATTAACACCTGTAGCCGTCGCAGTTGCGTTTCTGCTTATCGTAAGAGTAGTGCCTGATTTAGCCGTAATATACGTGCCAACAGGTATTCCCGCGCCCCTAATGTATTTGCCCACGCCCCATGTTGCTGGGTTTGTTACGTTTGTAATGCTGTTTGACCCGGATGTTGTATCGCCTATCGATCTATCGCGATACGTACCAAGCCGGAATGTGTATATAGTAAAGCTGCCAGTTGCCAGACTTCTGGGGCAATCAACCAAATTTACAGTTGACCCGACGATGCTAGTTACCCGGCCAATGGAAACCATCGGCGACGAAACGGTTCGCGTATCCGGCCCAAGTTTGATTGTCGTTGGCGTCCGGGTGCAATAAGCATCTCCAACCTTATACGCCCCTGTATTGGCGGCAGTAAACGAACCAGCCCCGGCCCCGTCAAATGTTATGGTCGCCGTTTCAATCAGTTCATTCAAAAAGCCTTCATGGTTCCACCAATTCCGGTATCTGTCCTGCGCTGTGCTTCTGAACACCCCGCCTGGGGCCATGTAAACGTCATATGTTGAGTCTCCAAAGCCAGCATTTGTCCCTGATGACTCGCTAATAATTCCGTAAATCGCACCGCCGTTTTCATATCGCAGCCTACAATTCCGAATATCGACATTATCAACAAACGCAAATTGAGGAACAGCGTCAAATGTAACGCCATCGAAGGTCAGGGCCGAGGCGTTGTAAAATCTCAGCTTGTTTGGAACCCCTTGATATTTTTCAACGACCCCGCCAAAAAAGTTTACAGGGCCATCGTTTGCGAGATGAACGTCAATGCTTGCGCCCACGTCATCAATAAACGTCAACGTGCATGAACTTATGTCTAACGGAGACCCGCCAGAACCCCAATAACCAAGAGAAAACATCGATTCCGCGTACAGATTCGATATTGATGCGCGCCCCCGGTCTCCCGCCGCGTTTATCAAGTTTTTAATAAAAACGAGAACGCCGCCAATGACTGATGGCATGACGCCGGTGAGCGAACCATAGGAACGACAATCGACAAAAGTCGCCAAGCCTATCGCAAACGGATTTTCTACAACAATACCACGGCATTGATCTTGCCCGACTGCAATGCCGATTTTATTATAACTTAGATCAGCGTTTTTAATAATTATATGGTCGCATTGTTGACCCGCCCCATTCGTAGAAAGAGCAATGCCAACGATCCATCCTTGAATACCAACATTTTCCAGAACGACATTAGACGAGAACGCTACAGATGTGTAATGGTTCAAAGAACCTGATGAGCCGTTATAGCCAGAATATCCACCATCGGCAGGCAACGAAGTCGTAAATGGGTCTATTGCAATTCCCGCAGTCACCGAATACCGAGAATCTACCAAAGTCCCCGCCGGGTTCCACCATGGAGTAGAGCCTGTATCGGTTATAAGGTTCGCATAGCTCGGATTAGTGTTAGCTCCCGGACCATTAATCATAAAATTTGCAAATCGAGTGCGGCGGTTGGCTGCTGTGAGAATGCCGGGGCGATCTGTTCTGGTAAACGTAAAGCCAACTTGCTTGCCGGGTATGTACCCGTCAGAAGTGCCTTCAATGTTAATAGAAATGAAAGGGTAAGACGTATAGGGCGACTTGAAATAAAACACGTTGAGCGAGTCGCTCATCAAATAACGGCCACTGAGTTTTACAGTCACAGGCCCGGCATTATACAAGACAAACTGATCAAGAGCGAAAGCAACAGCGGCGTTCCAAGCAGGCGCAGAGTTTACCGTCTCAGTCGGGTCGGCCCCCCACCACTCAGGATAAATTTCACCTTCCCACTCACGGACCCACGCGCCAGTGGTCGTAGCAATAGCCGCATCCGCAATATAAATGCCCTCCAGTGTGTCTGCGGAAACTCTTGTTGCATAATCTCCAGCGCGAAGAACGAAAACTCCTTTTCGGCCCGCCTCGGTCAAGTAAACTACATCACCAAGCGCGCGCCCCGCGTTCTTCATTGCTGTGCGTGATGCAGCAGGCAAAACGCGCGCCGTGATAGTTGCCGCCGCTGCTGATGCGGCAATTGCGGCGGCTTCTGCGTCATCCCTTGCTTGCAAGGTTTCAGGATCAGCGCCGCCCGTCTGGCCCCTTGGGAGGCCAAAGTTTAAGCGATATTCAGGAGGCGTGCCCGCCAAACTAACGGTTGCCGACTGATCCGGGTCAAGTGTTGTAACCGTGCCAATTTCAAACGTGTTTGATGTGCCGGGCGAAACAACTTTCCCGTCCGAGTTCTCAATGCTCGGATAGATGACCGTTGGTCCCGGCATTCAAATCACTCCGCAGCTTCTTTGCGGGGCCGACCCGGCCCGCGCTTGGTCTCTGATGCGTCCAGCTTTTCACTCATCATTTCAGCGAGGTTTTCTAACTTTGCCTGTAGATCAGCTATCTGCTGATCCTTTAGGGCAAGCGCTTCCTCGGTTTTCCGCGTGTCAGCAGATGCAAGGAAGCGTTGCGCCATATCGCGTTTTCCGCGAATGTTCGGCAATGGAATGCGCGCCATCATGCTATCCTGTACGACTGACAATTCCTCTACAGTCGGGATGCTAAACGACTTGAGGATTTCCGCTTCCTGGGGCGTGATGCCCGCCCAAGCCGCCAGTGGCGTGCCATGCGCGGGGATTTCGTTATTCTGCTTCCACGCTTCGTAATGCGGGCCAAGAACAGTCCACAATTCCTTATTCTTCCTGAGTAGCGAAACATATTCCGAGGTCTGCGCAATCTGGGCCGAACCCGGTTGGCAGAAATAAACCCGATCCCTCGTTCGCGATTGGCCCGTCTTTTCGTCAACCGTGATTTCCGTCTCGGCCCGAAGATAACGAACGCCAATTTTGCTGGAAGGCGCTAGATCAACCATCAATCACCTGTTGTTAGAGGAAGGGCGGGAGCCGAAGCCCCCGCCCGTATTCGTTAGGCCGCAAGAGCGTCATCCATAAAGGGACGATCAATCTCGAACTCGGCAAAGCTGCCCGACGGCGTGCCGATAGCGGACGCGCCCTTGGCATTCTTCACGCGGTCGCCTGCCACAACCGCGTCATCGACGCTACCAGCAGTCGCGGTCGCATATACGTTGCCGTTGTCAGCAAAGAGCGCGAGACAGAGGCCGATGGCCTTGCCCGTGATCTGATACCAGCCGAACTTGGTTGCCGCGTCGTTAGCCGACATGGCGACGGCAACCGGGCCGATGGC